AAGCCAAATATCTTTATGACCAAAGTGTGTTTCTTTGGATCAATGTAAACTATTGAGTCTAAATCATCTTGTATGTAATTCCACATATACTACTACATATAGTAATTATTCCAATAATGAAAGGATGGTCTGCCAAAGTGAATAAGTGGCTGTCTCTGTAAGGGTGTCCTCGAGTCCCATGTATATATATATAATAAAATGCGGTCACATTGTCGGGTATATGGGGGGTATGCAACATAAAATATGGCAACATCTTGTTAATATTACTATTGATAACTTATGATTACCGATAGTATTCATATATCGGAACACCATTTCTGTAATAGATTGTGTTCTAATTGTGTCCGTTGCTCATATTGCGAGAGATTGCGGGGTTCGTTGTAAGATTAGAAACACAACTATTCAACCTTTTCAATCTTAATATATTTTAATAAGTCATGACCTTTTTTATTCTGATACTTTACAGATATAATCTGACCCTCGTTAAATTTATTGTTTAATTGTTTAATTAGTTTTTTGTAAGACATCGCTTGAAGTGTTTGCTCGTTCCCTTGCTCATCTTTAATATTATAAATAAACTTCATGTTGCATAAATACCACAGTTGCATTTATATCACACTAATATCTTGACCCATTATGAACACTTATATACTTGTATTTTATATTTATTAGTTTACCAATATGGCTATGACAACGAAAACAACAAACAAAAGGGAAACAATGACAAATAAAACAAGTAAAGTAATATATGAGATGCTAACTGAAAACACTGGTAAGCATTTTTTAGATAGTGGCGGTGAAAATGGTAGACACTGGCAACTTAATCAAAAAAAAACATTTAAAGATTTTCAGAATGAACCTGAAATATCTAAGGATGATGATATAATTACAAAGTCTTTATTTCATCACTTAAATGAAAGCTGTACATATCTTCCTAAATTAACCAATCAATTTAATGATTGGATTAATGAAGATAAGTATCATTATTTTGATAATCCAAATGGCAGATCACACATTATAGCTGATGTGGAGGATTTTATGAATGAGTATATATATCCTGAGACAGAGGCAGATTGCACATATACTTATAATTTTGATAATTGTTTATCGCAAGATATTCAATGGATCTCAAGCGGTGAACTGTATCAAAATGATATAATTGCGCTTTGTATTCATAATGGAGCTGATGCAAGGGGTGGAATGACTAATTATAAATTCTTTAAAGTTGATCCTGATATGTTTTATATGATGGATGAGGAATATTATAAAGATGTTGCATAATACTATTGACAATATGGTAAATATAACTAATATAAACTTAACAAGGGGATAATATGATAATAACTAGACCACATAAAAACATTATCAGAATATATTTGGATGATGTTAAAGAAAAAAAGAAAGCATACAATTACTTAATTGAGGAAGGTTGCGTAAAAACTAAATATGTAGAACCATTTTTAGTTGCAGCACCCGAATATTTAGGACAATTAAAAAATGAGGGGGAAAAATGATACAAGCTATATACTTCGCATTATGTTTTGCGACTATGTTTTTAGGATTGATCATTGCTATACACATTCACACATGGATTGGTCTTAGTATTATGATCTTATTCGGCATAAAGTTTATGCTACAACTACCAAATAATGAGGGGGGAAGATGAGAAATAAACTATCTCAATGGTTCATTGACTACATGAAGAATAAAAAATGTAAGACCTTTAATCAAGGCGGAGTTGATTTATCTAACAACGATCCACAAGATAATTGGTCCGCTATGAACCCATTTAAATACAGCATACGTTTAGGTTCACATGTTATGAAGTTCATAGATGAGAAAAACAATAAAGATAAGGGGGACAAATGACTTGGGGAGGTAATAGGCATAAAAATATTGGCAGCTATTATTGGCAACTATTGAGAAAAGGTAAAATGTTTGACAGAGGTAAATTACCGAAAAGATTTTACACTAGATTTTTTAAAACAAAAAATCTTGCTTTAAGATATGCTGCAAAAAATAAATCTAAATGGATTCAAGGTACTCTTTTACACAACAAGAGTATGTTAGAAATAAAAGCTGTTGCAACCATTGACACAACAGGAAAATATAAAACAGAATATTTATGGGAGTAAAATATGAGTAGCGAGAAACAATTAATATTATTAATAATTACTTTTGTTGTTGTCATGGGTTGGCAGCTATGGAAGGATAAAAAGAAAAATGACTATTGGAAAAAATACAGACGTTCAAAAGGTTGGGACTAAGAATTTAGAGGAGTTAGCTAAGCTAACAATACTAAATATATTGAGTGTAAAGGGTGTTATTTATACTCATTATAAAAACAAAAGAAAGGGGAAACTATGTTGGCATATAAAGACATAAAGATAGTAGCTGTTACAACAGATGACGACTACTATGATCATAAAAAAAAAAAGACGATCAAGTATAAGACACCTAAGATCACAAAGAAAACTGTTTATGAAGATAAACATTGTTATGATCTTGGAGCATTGTATGAAATCCTAAAGTTTAATTCAGAAAAACATAATGGATATAATACAGTTTGCGAAGTATCTTTTAAAATAGAACAAGATTATTAACTATTCCTTTGGTGGTGTAGGGGTAACATCAGTTGCTCCTACATCAATAAGATCAGGGGTATCTTCCCACGTGATAGTCATACGTTGATCCGTTTTAATATTTTGGACTTTGTTATCAGAATAAAGATCAGTTAATTTACCAGCAACCCATTGAACAAACTTTGTTTTCTCACGTATAAACAGAATAGAATTAGGGTCGTTGGTTTCTTGGTATTGAAATATCTGCATGAGCTTATCAATTAAAGTTTGAATACCAATCTTTCTTGCTTCCAATATCCTACCTTCAAGGTCAGGATTTTTTTTTAAGATTGCGTAAAACTTCTGAAAGCTGATCTGTTGTTGATTTATTTTCTTGTCTGTAATGCACTCCGTAAGAGTTCTTCCTTGCATAAGATTGCTTATGAAAATATCTTGATCTTTGATTAGCTGTAATTCTTGGTTTGACTTTGTTGTAGTAGTATTGACTGACTTCTTCATGGGTTTTGTTTCTGAATTGGTAAAGTCCTTTGAGCTGTCTAATTCTTGTTTCGTCATTGTAGTTTGGCTTTCTAAAACCTAATATATTATTGAACCCATGATACTTACACTTATATGTTCCATTAGCAAGGGGATAACCCTTCATCTGACAAGGTCGTTTATGAGTTTTTGTTATTCCTTGACAGAAAACTTTTTGTCTTGGCTTTCCGACCATCTTTTACCTTATTTTCATAGACCTTCTTTTTATAGAAGTAATTAGTTTTCTTTCTTACGTTATCAACAATACCTTTAGGTATTTCTACGAGCTTTGTATTCTTTCTTAAATTTTCTTCTAATGCCAACTTCGCATAGAATATATTGTCTTTCTCTTTAATGGCTTTTCTTAAAGTATCGGCAGGTAGGCTACTTAGAGTACTAATTATTTTAGATTGATCCCCTCCATCTTCTACTACTCTTTTTACTATCTTAGTTATATAAGATAGTTCTATAGTGTTAGTTCTATTATATAGCAATCCATCAGACAGAACAGATACGTCTCCCTGACCACTCACTTTTCTATTAGACCGAACACCATAGATAAAATCAGGGTCTATTGTGTATAAAAGTGTTGAAGGTAATCTCTTAATCTGTATAATCTTGACCTTTTTTAAATGTATTGTGGCTCTATATAATGTGCTATGGGATAAGCCTGACATACTAGATATAGTCTCACGTCTAGGAAAACATCTACCATTCTTAGCATTAACAAACTTTAATAAACATACCAACAGCACTAAACAATGTGGCTTAAATGTGTCAGGAATTTGTTTATATTTAGGATTGGCAAAGATGGAAAAGGGTAAGCGTATATGTGGTGTGTACTTGCGTTCCATAAACTATATGTGGGGTGTTGCATATTTACAACAGTCCTTATGATCTTCTTGTAATTGGTATAGCTCACGCACCCATTCATCTTCATTCATGTACTCAAAATCAGCTCCAGCCACGTGCAGACGCTTGATCCTGAAAGCTAGGCTACCCTGACCTATGTCTTGGGTGAAAATCAAAAATGCGGGTACTCTAAGGCGGTCTGAGAGGGTCTTTACTAGCGTTGTAGCTTTGTATTTTTGACCCATTTCTTTACAAGTTTCTTTTATTGCTAGTGGCTCATAACATTGAGGACAAACTTCAATACCATCTACATCAATCATGGCTATGCCTTCGTATTGCCTATGCCATTTGCTATACTCATTCTGTTTTAAATTAGAGTACCAATATCTAGCCATTCTTCTTTTTCAACATCTCAATCTCTAAATCTTTAAGATCAATCTGTCCTTTCAGTGTATCTATTTCTTTATCTTGTAAAGTTATGTATTTATTTTTTTCTTTAATTAATTTTTCTAATTGCTTTATCTTTTTTTTATATTGCTTTGTTGCAACACTTAAAGCTATTTCATCAAAGATACCTTCATAGGTCATCACTTAGATACCCCAAAGGTTAATCTCATCATTGCAGTTTTAGGATCGTAAGTCCAATCACCTATCTCTATCTTACTACAATGGGTAAGCATCACTGTCACAAATAAGATAGTAATTATCCTCATTTTATTACCTCAATCTTTTTTACTACTGATCTTGGAAATACATTAACATTTGATACATCAAGCGTACCATCCTCAGTTACAGAGTAACCTGAAAAAGTCCAAACGTGCTTCTTATCTTTTTTATAAAGATAACCTTCATCAACACAGACCGATAGCTTAGTCTTAGTTATATTATCTTCGTGCATCCATGTTTCATCACTAGCAGTTATATCATACCAAGTGATGCGAACTCTTTTGTATTTAATTTTTTTCAACGAAGTCATAGAAGTCATTGGGTTGTACTTGTTTGTTTGTGCCAAAGTAAATCTTCTTCATCTCTTCTTTACGAGGTATTCTTTGACCCCAAGAATAACGCCATACATTTGTTGCTGGATTAATATTATGTATACCACATTGCCTAGCCATCTCTGAGCAACTGAGCTTATTCTTTTTCATGTAGTCTTTTAATTTCATAAATCCTTTCTGTTGATAGGCTGTATTACCAAAAAAGTTATGCACAATCAAGGGTTATTTAGGTATAGACATAGTGGAAAACTAGGTATATATAGAAAGAAAACAATGGATTTAAAAAAACTATACGAAAAAACAAATGGTGGTCTAGGTCAAGATCACTTTAGCTTTACGCAGCTTTCCAAAACAAAACCTATTGGTATGTGGATTGTGGATTACTTTGTTCGAGATCAGAAACGTAGAAGAGCTGACAAGAAAAACTTTAAGCTAGGATATGGCTCAGTATCAGGCAACGTAGCACAAAGATTGATTGGCAAGTATGTATTCAAAGGTGCAGAGAGAGAAGAAATAAAAAACAGAGATTACAATACTATATTTAATTATGAGTACGATCTTTATAAATCCTTTCCTT